CCCTCTTCTCATGGAACGGTTGATGATTTTTGGTAGTTCACGCTCAATCATAGTCTGTATCTCATGCTTGTTCAACCCATCACCGTTAATCACAATATCGCCAATTGTTACGTTAGTACCCATACCACCGCTTGCACTAGCGATACCTACGCCGATTTGTTTGAGTTTTTCATTTGTTAAAGGTACAACTGCTTCACTGCTTCCACCTTCACCTATCATACCTACTGTTGGCTTACTAACAATACCACCTTTAGCGAACATAGGCATAGGCGTTACCTCTACACCTCTGGCTACTAACCCCGCATTGATTTGTTCGGGAGTCAAACCGGCTGTTCCTTTCGTACCTGTGTTACCCATAGCGTGTGCTAAGTTTCTTCTGTTTGTCATTTCAACCGACTTGACTATTTCAGCCGAAGAACGTGGGTCTTTCAATGACTTGCCTATTCCACCTATAAACTTTGAAACACGATTATTTTTTAGGAAGCCGCTAAGTTTGCTAAACGACTCCATCAATTTATCGACGCTCTTTCTTAAGAAATCAACTGGCTTTCTTATCAACCTAAACCTCATCAAGAAATTACTTGCACCTCTACCTGCGTTGTTGAACAAACGACTTAGACCGGGCAACCTTTTCGTAAGCGCTCCAAAGATTCTTGATATACCCTTTCCAACACCTGTGAAGTCTGCAAGAGTATCGAATAACTTAGAAGCAGTTTTATTGGTATCTTCAAAGTAGACACTTAATATTTGGAAGGCAAGACTAACTGGATTAATTACAACCATTAACTCTAGTACGAAGTGTATCAGTGCCTTGAATATATCAACTAAACTACTGAGTGAACCATCGAATGCTGTAACAATATTCACAAGGTCAACAAATAACTCGAACACTCTTACGAATGGTGTCGCAATAGCCGTTAAGAAACGGCCTAGTTTTGCTAGTGCGGGTAACATTTTTACTACTGCATCTAACACCTCGACGAATAAAGGAATAGTACCGACCATAGTATCAATTGCTTTTGGTAAAGCCTCTTTCAAACTATTCGCTAATTCAATTATCTTCGGTGTTAATTGTTCAACCACACCACCCGGTTCGTTCAACGTCTTACCGAAGTCACTAAGGACACCCGTAGTTTTCTGCCCTTGATAATCTACATCGAATAAAGCCCGGACGAAATGAACACCAAGAGTTATCGACGCTTCTTCAACCTGCGATTTGAAAACACGTAAGGCTTCGAAAGATGATTGTTGTAGCGTGGTTGAGAATTGTTCTGTTGTACCTGCCGCAGTTCTGTTTGCTGCTACAAGTTCATCGAACGCATCTACTTGAGACATCAATGAAAGGACAGCCGTACCACCACGAACACCGAATATCTCCAGTGCTTGAGCCGCAGTAATATTACCATCACGCATCTGATGAAGTAAGTCCGTCAATGAAGTCAGACCCATAGTTTGCATCTCAACTGTTTTGATTAGTTCGTCAGACCTTTTCTTCAATGATGATTGTCTTTCTTCGGCTTTCTTCATAGCATCGGATGTTTCCATCAACTGTATTGTTCTCTTTTGAGATGTTATACTAAGTTCTTCATTAGCCATTTCCAATCTTCGGATTTGGTCTAATTCAGATTCATTCAACTCTCTTTGTTGCTGTGCCGCTCTAAATCTAATCTCTGAGATGGAGAGTTGATTCTTTCTCTCAGCCATAGCCAAATCATCTAACTCTCCTTGTAAGTTATTGACTTCCATAGTTAGACGGGATGTGATACGTGCTGTTACATCCATTTGGTTCATAGTGGCTTTCAATGATGCGTTTGCAGTCTTACCTGCATCAGATAAAACGAATACTTCTAAGTTCAAGTCATTGATAACTTTTCTAGCATCAAAGGTTGGTTTCAATAATTTATTGATGGACATACGTAGACCTGTACCTGCCACTGTACCACGTAAACCTGCATTACCCAACGCACCAATCGCTGCTGCTGTCTCTTCTATACCTACACCCGCAGCCGCAGCAACAGGGGCTACGAACTTCATGGCTTCTCCAAGACCAACTACGTCTACGTTTGCACTTGTAAATGTCTTAACCAGTACGTCTGTTACTGCATCTAACTCACCCATCTCCATACGAAACGCCTTAACACCCGCTACACCGATTGTAGTAGCAGTCTGAATATCAGTACCACCTGCGATAGCGAACTTCACTAACTTGTCAATAACTTCATCATCAACCATCTCATTAAATGAAACACCTGCGATAGCCAGAACCTCGGCTGCCTGTGCTGCTTGAGACGCAGTAAATCTTGTTGACTTACCTATGTCTCTGATTGTACCCTCAAGTGTCATGGCTTCTTCGCCTGTCGATTGCATAACCGCTTGTGTACGGACTAGAGTATCGTTAAACTCAATGAATAGTTCACCGGATTGTTTGAGAAACCCTGCTGTCAGAGATGCACCGACGGCACTGGCTGAAAGAGCGATTGCTTTGAAATTAGCATTCATCACCGTACCTAAACGAGATACTTTTCCACCTGCTGCCAGTAACGAACGACCGACAGCCGACATGTTTTTTCTAAAGTGGGTAGTATCGGCTGTTACCCTTGTCATAATGGTAGTAGTTTCAGTCATTATCTACCCACCATTCTATTCGCTCTAGCCTTTTGGCTTGCCCTACGATGGTTACGAGACTCGTTACGGTTTTTTACCGAGTAGGCGGTTATAAGGAAATGAGCCTCTCTAGGGTCTAATAGTTTCCATTCTCTTAAACTCATGCCGAGATAGGCTAAAAGTTCGAAGAGGAATTGACCTTGGTCAGACTCAGCATACTCTTCGATTATTCTAAAGGGCCGTTAACTGCTTCCATTATTGATGTTGTTAGTTGCCCTATAACTGTCAATGGAAGTCTTTGAAAACTCTCCCATGTAAGAGTTTTATCACACTTCATCATCATCTCGAAAACCATGAGCATTCCAAGTCTTTCTGCTCTATCTTCTTCGCTTAATCCTTTTAGTTCTGGGTTCTGTTTCAACCCGTTGTATTCCTTTACAGATAAGGGTAAAACTTTGATTTCATCTATTCCTAGTTCTAAATGGTTTACAACCACAATTATTGGTTCTGAAGCCTGTTCAATTATATTATCTATCCATGTCATGTTTAATCACCGTCTCAACTGTCAGCCGCAGTGTACGCCCAAGTTAACGCTTCAAATGAAGCATTGATTAGTAATGGGCCTTCTCCACCTGCTTCAAGACCTTCTGTTGCTAGGTCAGTGAATACGCAGTTGCTTAATGTGAAAACTTTAGTTCCAGATGTTGTTCCTACTGCCTGTGTTCCGGCTGCTGCAAATCTAATCTCAAACTCTTCATCATTGGTTAACATATCATGTAACTCACTTGATTTTATTCCCCATGCTGCGGATAATGACCCGCTTGCTGATTTCAGTCCTCTTGTGTTCGCAGTTGCATAAGATGACCCTAATTCAACGTATTTTCCAGTAGCGGCTGCTAAAGTAAAATCTCCCTGCACATAACCAACTAAAGCACCCGTAGTTGTACCGGAAGTTCTGATTGAACCAGTGACACCTGTAAATGAATGTAATGCCATTGAGTGTGATGCTGTCGAACATGGGTATTAAGTAAAGCGGTTACGTAGGTAGTTTGCAGAGTTTATATACTCTCAGATTTCGTTTTCCTCAGTCTTGCATTAGGTTTTGATAAAACCCTTCGGAGACGAAAGCAATACCGACATAAAACTCGCCGTTGTCAGTATTCTCACCGGACTCGAACATTACTGCTCTAAGATTTCTGCTTCTAGCGATTTCAGATGGAGATACTAAGTCTCCCTCGATGGTCTCCATAATGTCGTAGCGTAGTACGTATGGGGATAGAAGGTGGAATGATGAAAGGCCAGATGGATTCTCACCGTCGCAGTAAGCGTTTTCTGATTCGGTTCTGCGTGAGATGATTCTCTCTAAGCAAGCAGATGGTCCGTCAAAGTAGCGAGCCATAGTGTGATTCAATTCGATGTAACCTATTGAACCCTGTTGGATAATGTCATTCCAGTTGTCGGTGTTTCTCATGTCGTTTTCGGCTGTTATTGGGTTGCTCATGTGTTAGGGGAAAGGGTGGGGGTATATAACAGTTTGGTTATATGGATTAGTAATATCTTTTGTTATCCCAACGCCGAGATACTTGATTAGACAATACCTTGCGTGGTTTTATCTTACCATCGAACGGGTCAATGCAGTACCAACCTGCGGGTCTATCTTCATCCCGCTCTTTGATACATAAAGGACACAAGTGTTTGGAATACTTGTTGTGTTTCTCTGCTTCTGGAACCATCTTCTTGAGTCTATCCATAACGTCTTGCCTTGCATCTTGAAAGCGTATCTGAATATCACAACCAATGCCATGAGTCTTGCATGTATGTTTACACTTCATATTCTCAACCTATCAATGAGTTATTCCCTAATGGATGTGGTGTTTCAGAAGCCTCTTTTAATATTTTTTCAACTTGAGTTGTTATTTGATTCCAGTCAAACTTTTCTTCTGCAAACTTTCTGGCGTTCTTACCCATAGTAGTACGGAGTTCCTTATCTAATGATAAGTCTAACATGGCTTGTGCCTGTTTGACAACATCCACTAATCCCATGTTTACTCCCCACTTTGGACCTGTTATGAATGTCGAACATGGTACTAAGATTCCCCGTTGATTCTTGCCAATTAATTCTGGACCCGTAGAATTGTCGGGTAAGATACAAGGTAAACCACATGCCATCGCTTCGGCTGATGGAATACCAAATCCTTCACCGCCTGTTGCCAACATATGAACGTCGCACATTTGGTACAATGCGGCCATCTGGTCGCTCGATAATCCCTGTAATGGGTTCTCGGACTGGTCGGAAAAAATGACGTGTTCTCGAAGTCCCATTTGCTCGACAAGTAAAGGTAAATCCCAACCGCCCATACCATAAGCATCAGTCGGACTACCACAATGAATAATCATACCAACCGAAGATGGATTCGGATGTTTGTCAAGCATGAGTCTGAACGACTCTAACATTCTGGGTTGTTGCTTACGGTTTGTGTTCTTACCTACGGAGAGAAATACAAACTCCCAAGGCACATTCATTTGCTGTCTCATCAAAAGTTTGTCAGACATACTTATTGGCTTGAACTTCTTCAAGTCAACACCATGATACAATACGTCTCCATAGTTGTCAGTATAACGGTCTAACATCGGGTCTCTCAAAGATTCGGGAGCAGAACCTTCTGTACTCAACCAATTAATGTAAGACTCGAATTGTTCTCGACCATACTCGGCCATCCAAAGAGGGGTATGTAGCAATTTGAGAATATCTTTCCATTTGTATGAAAGTGGGTAGCCATCAACAGGCATGTAAGCAACATATGGTACGCCTCTATTATTTGTGGATAATACATTTTTACCAATGAACCAAGGGTCAATCAGAGAAAGCACCACATCTGGCTGTAATCGGTCTATTGTAGCCCCTAGAACGGTGTCTCCCGCTTGGTTGACTACTTCACCCCCATACTCCCCTACACCTGCGTGTACGAGCGTCCATCCTTCCGTATGTTTGAAATCTTCACCGTTGTAATCCCAACCCATAACATATACTTCATGTCCTCTCTTAACTAGCCGCTTGACTATTTCTCTAGTAAC